TGATAATTAAAATAATTGTATATAAATTATTTTAATTTAAATAAATTTTTATTACTATGCACAATGTGCAACAACGTACTAATGTATGTCATCAATTGCTATAGGCCAGGCCCCCCATTCCGGACATAATACGTAAGACGTTGTAATTGCGAGCGTACACTCGGACCTTGGCGGTGTTGGTACCGGTGACAGTCGCGTTCGACAAAACGAGCTGAAGGGTCGCGTTATCAATGCGCGAGAAGTTGCACGAGCCAGATGGCTGGTGCTCCTCAGGGCGAAGAGCGAACGAGTAGACGTTGATGCCGGTGTCAGGTGTGCGGGTGTGGTGCTGCCAAGGCTGGACCTGGTCGAAGTAGGTGCCCTCGCGCTCAGAGAAGCGATCCTGGCCGTTAAGCTGGAGCTTAGCAGTGACGACTGGGTTCTCACCCCAGCAATGCATGTCGAGGGAAGTCTCGGCGAGGACGAAGGTGCCAGCATCGGAGACACCTGCGGCTGTTTCCGTCGAGTTAAACCCAGCAGCAACGCCACCAGACTCCCAGAGAGGTCCATTCGTGAATGTAGCAGTTACCGAGCCAGCACCAGCTTGTTCGAATAAGCCGTTGGTGTTGATGAATGCATTGGTGCCGTTTACAGTAGGATCAGAACCGAATGCCTTGATCGAGTTAGGAAGAGCATCGATCGCATCAGTGTAGTTGAATGGCTGAGCACCGAGAGCATTGAAAAGAACAGTGCCTGCAGTGAGTGATGAGCAGTAATCGACGTTGCAATCAGGCTGTACAACCCAGATGAGCTCCTTGCAAGGGTGGTTGAAGTTAAGACGAATCTTGTTGGACGAAGAACCAACCGACTCAGCGCCAGTGTACTGAAGCTGCTCAATGAGGTACTCGTGGGGGTTCTGTGCCATACGTCTTCGCTCATCTGTGTCAAGGTATACGTAGTCGACGTACAACGAGGCGGCTACAAGAGATTGAGCATAGGCGCTTGTTACCTTTGCACCGGTATTGTCAAGGTTGGAGATCGCAAACAAGCACTCGTCAATGGTGCGGATGTCGAGGTTAATCTTAACCTCGTGGTACTGAAGAGCAATCAAAGGAAGAGCAAGACCGGGGTTGCTGCAGAACCAGAAAAGAAGAGGAATGTAAAGGGTGGTCTCAGGGAGAGCATTGCGAGGAGCGCATACCTGGCGAGGAGCAGAGCTGTCGCAAGGGCCATCCACTGGGGCGAACGAAGGATCAGTCAAGAAGGTAAGCTGGGAGGTTTGGCCAACCATCTTGTTGTAGCCCTTCTCCTGGTTCTTGTCAAGGGTAAGCTGGTTCCAGATCTGCATCCAGTCACCATACTGCTTGTCAATGCGCTGACCACCGATCTCAACCTCGACGTCATCAATAAGCTGATGGCCGGGGAAATCGAGCCACCGGGCAAATACATTACCAGTAGCATTCTTTAAAGTCTGGTCAATCTCAGGAAGAGTTACCTGAAGGTAGGTGCGATAAGCAAGATCGCCGTTACGAGAAATTGTGCAAGTTACACGACGACCGAAATCAGCCTGGCCGTTGAAGGTCTGCTCAATCGACTCCATCGCAAAGTTTGTGTGGCGTCTGTAAGTGACCTTCCAGAAGGTAATCTGCGGATTACCAGTAAGATAAATATCTTGAGCGCCATAAGCTACAAGCTGCATTAGTCCACCTCCCATTTATAATATAGTAAAAGAAAAAAAAAATATATTTTACTAATTAAATTAAAAAAATATATATTAAAGTATTTATGTTATATATATAAATGAATCATAAACAAGATATCACGTTAGATATATTATATAATGCAAAGGTTAAATACTTTAATAATAAATGTATAGTATTAATTCCTAAATTAAACAAGCAAATAGAAGAATTAAAAGAAACCATCACGAAAGAGAATGAAACCGACATATTGACAAAGATTGTAGAAATTGAAAAAAAGATACAATACATTATCAATGAGAAAAACAAATATTACTTGGAAAATTCTAAATATTTATTCGAATATTTTGAATCTAAACAAAACATCGATAAAAATAATACTCCTAAAAAAACAATCAATTCGTTTTTTAATGTCAAAGAAAAAGAGGAAAAAATGGAATCTATGAATAAGTGTATACAACAATATTTAAAAAAAAACAACTTTGATACATTAAATATGAGCGATTATGCGTATAATAAGAACATATGTCTTCACTGCAATAAAGGCGAACTCATCAAAGTCAATCACGACGGCGTTGTACTATGCAATCACTGTTTCATTACACAGGAATATCTTGTCGATAATGATAAACCGTCTTATAAAGAGCCGCCCAAGGAAATTTCCTTTTATGCGTATAAGCGTATCAACCATTTTCGCGAAGTTCTCTCTCAAGTACAAGCAAAAGAGTCAACTGAAATTCCTAAAGAGGTGATTGAAAATCTCAAGAATCAAATCAAGAAGGAGAGAATTAATATTTCTGATTTGACCAACAAAAAAACAAAAGAATTGTTGAAAAAGTTATCCTATAATAAATATTATGAACATATACCATTTATTAAAGATAAATTAGGCATCAAGCCACCGGTGATGACGCCCCAGTTGGAAGAGACTCTGTGCAACTTGTTTATGGATATTCAGATACCTTATTCCAAGTTTTGCCCCAATGACCGTGTGAATTTCTTGAACTATTATTACACTTTATATAAGCTATGTGAATTGCTAGGAGAGAATAAATATTTGCAGTACTTTCCAATGTTGAAAGACCAGAAAAAAATAGAGCAGGATGAAATATGGAAAAAAATATGTGGCGAATTAGATTGGCAATTTATTCCAACGATTTAGATGGTTTTTATTTTATTACCTTCTTTATTGTAGACCCAAATTTCATACTTGTATCCGGCTTCTTTTGCATCCGCTTGTTTGATAAATATATTGTCTTTCTTAGATTGAAGCCGTCCATTCGGATTTAATTTCTATGCATAAATTTTCTTTTGGAATGTAGAAATCCACGTAATGCCGATGCTTCTTATCCGTTTCGTACCAGAGTTCGGGTACATTGTCATTTCCAGATACAATTTCTTCTTCATTATATGATTGTAGCAAATCATCTAATGCAAAATGTTCGTAGCCTTGTACATCAATTTCTTTCTTGGATGGAAGCGTGTACTTTTTCTTTTTATATTGAGATGCCGTGTTCTTCGACATTATCTCTTTGTTCTGCATTGGATGGCGAGTGCCGTATTTTAACAGGCTTGTCGTGATGCATTTATCTTTGAATTCCTGTGACTGAGTTGCGTATTCGACACCATACCGTTCTAGATTGGTTTGGATTGCCTTTTCACGAATTTCTGGTCTTTGCATTGCATTCTCGACTCCATATAATTCTAAATTGGATTTAATTCCTTTATCTCTGAATTCTTTCACTTGTAATATATATTCACAACCATATTTCTCAACATTATTATGTTTCATTTTTTCCATAACTTCTGTATTTTGCATATGGTGTACAGTCCTATATTTTTCTAAATTTGTTTGTTTTTTACATTCTTGTACATCCTTATTCTGCATTACATTTTCGACTCCATATTTTTTCATATTTGTTTTTTTACTTTTTACTTTGAATTCTTCGACCTGAAATGTATTCTCAAAACCATACTTTTCTATATTTGTTTTCTTAACTTTTGCAATGACTTCTTTATTTTGCAATGGGTGCTCTACACCATATTTTTTTAAATTGGTTTCTTTAATTTTTTCTTTTATTTCTTTATTTTGAAATGTATTCTCAAAACCATACTTTTCTACATTTGTTTTCTTAATTTTGTCGCGTACTTCTTTATTTTGCAAAGAGTGTTCCACTCCATATTTTTTAATACACGTTTGTTTTGACTTTTCACTACCTCTTTTTGTAGCGCATTCTTTGCAGTATGCTCCTCCCTTTTCAACCATAAATCTGAATGATTTGATAAACGTAGTAGTGCATCTTTCTGTTATACAATGTCCTTCTACTGCTGTATCTCTTTTGATATTATCATATTTGCCTATGGTTATCACGTGGTTTTCTTCGCAGTATTGGTGAAACGTTTC